ATCGCTACGTTATGCGTCTGCCGGATGTCTTGGATCAAAGCGAATGGCAGCGACTCTACGCACCGAAGACATTACCGGCTCCGAAGTAACCGCCTGGGAGCCGCGATCAATACCACAGCGTGCGCTGGTGGCATGCGATGTGTTTGAGGTTTTCTTTGGCGGCGCCCGCGGTTCGCTGAAAACCGATGGCGTGCTCGGCGACTGGGGAAAGCACGCTGCCACGTACGGCGAGAATGCCATCGGCCTGATGGTCCGCCGCAACCGCGTGCAGCTGATGGAAACCTATGAACGCGCCCGCCAGATCTTCACCAAACTTGGATTCAAGTTCAACGACAGCGATCACACCTGCCGCTCCCCGAACGGTGCGCGTCTTCGCTTCGCTTATCTCGAGCGCGATGCAGACGCCGAGGAGTACCAGGGGCACAGCTACACGCGGGTCTATGTCGAGGAGATCGGCAACTTTCCCTCTCAGGCGCCGGTCATGAAATTGATGGCGACGCTGCGCAGCGCAGCAGGCGTGCCCGTAGGCTTTCGCGCCACCGGCAATCCGGGCGGCCCAGGGCAGCACTGGGTGAAAGCCCGGTACATCGACCCGGCACCCGGTGGCTGGCAGATCCTCAAGCAGGAGTATCAAAACCCGTGGACGCACGAGACGGTGACGCGCGAGCGCGTGTTCATCCCCGGGCGCCTGTCGGATCACAACCTGCTCGGCGCCGAGTACGTTGCGCAGCTGCAGATGAGCGGCTCGCCCGAGCTCGTGCGCGCTTGGCTCGAGGGCGACTGGAGCGTGATCGCCGGCGCGTTCTTTCCCGAGTTCAGCATGGCGCGGCACGTGATCGCGCCCTTCGAAATCCCCGAGCACTGGGCGCGCATCCGCGCGTGCGACTGGGGCAGCGCGCGGCCGTTCAGCGTCGGCTGGTACGCGGTGAGCGACGGCGGCCTGCCCGCGATCGAGCGCGGCGCGATGGTGAAGTACCGCGAGTGGTACGGCATGCGCGAGGGCGAGTACAACACCGGCGTGAAGATGACCGCAGAGGAGGTGGCCTATGGCATCCGGTTCCGCGAAGGTAAAGAAAAGATGGACGACGCCGTTATCGACCCGAGCGCGTTCGCGAGCGACGGCGGCCCGTCGATCGCCGAGCGCATGCACACCGCGGGCGTGCTGTTCCGCCCCGGCGACAACGCGCGGGTTGCTCGATCTGGGGCTCTGGGCGGATGGGATCAGCTGCGCGCCCGATTGAAGGGCACGGGCGAGCGGCCGCTGCTCGTGATGTTTTCGACCTGCGTGCACACCATCCGCACGATTCCGGCGCTGCAGCACGATCCGCTCAAGGCCGAGGACGTCGATACCGAGAGCGAGGACCACGCAGCCGATGAGACGCGCTACGCGTGCATGAGCCGACCGCTGGTGCACGATGCGCCGGGTGTGCCCGAACCGAAGTTCCCGCAGCACCGCACGTTCATGGAGTTGGTGAAGACGCGGACCGACAAACGACTGGGAGTGTAGAAAATGCAATCAACGACCTGGATTGCGCGCAAGTTCGGCGCTGCGGCATCGACGATCGCGCTCGCTGCGAAGGGCGGCGCGGTGCTCGGCGGCATCTTCATCAGCGCGAAGGGCACGACGCCGATCATCAAGGCGTACGATGCCACGGCGAGCGTGGCGGCGAGTGCGATCCTCACCGCGCACACGCCGACCGCCCTGGGCCTGATCGATCTGAAGGGCATTCAGTGCGGCACCGGCCTTACGGTGATCGTGGCGAGCGCCACGGGAACGATTCTCTGGCGTCCCTCGAGCGCGCTGTAAGCCGTGGCCGACGAACTCGCCCAGGACACACGCGCCGAGGCGGACGCGACGCCGCAGAAGGAGGTGCGGCGCTGGCTGCTCGAGATCAAGCTCGCATCGAAGCGCGAGCGCGAGTGGAGGAAGACCGCGCGCGATATCCTCGAACGCTACCGCGGCAAGCAGAAGCGCCGCAACAGCTTCAACATCCTGTGGTCGAACACCGAGGTGCTGCGCCCGGCGCTGTACAACTCGGAGCCCAAGCCCGATGTGCGCCGGCGGTTCCGGCAGGACGATGCGCTCGGCAAGGCGGTGTCGGAGGTCGCGGAGCGCTCGATCGGCTACTGCCTCGATGCGTACGATGCGAACAACGTATTCGAGACCGGCGTGATCGATGCGCTGCTGCCGGGCCGTGCGGTGTGCCGCGTGCGCTACGTGCCGCAGATGACGCAGGCCGAGCCCGCGGGCGTTGACCTCGAGACCGAGCAGGGCGAGGCGTTCGAGGGCGATCGCGAGGAGGTCGAGTACGAGCAGTGCACCGCCGAGGTGGTGCAGTGGGATGATTTCCTGCACGGCCCGGGCAAGACCTGGGAGGAGGTGCAGTGGGTGGCGTTCCGCTGCCGCCTGACGCGCGATGATCTGCGGGAGAAGTTCGGCCGCACGCTCGGCGACAAGATCGAGCTCGATGATACCGCCGATGCGGACATCGAGAACGAGCGCAACACGCATGAGTTGAAGCAGGTGTTCAAGCGCGCCGCGCTGTGGGAGGTGTGGGACAAGGAAGGCGAGCGGGTGTTCTTTGTAAACGAGACCTACCGCGACGGGCTGCTGTTCCCCGCGGGCGATGCCGAAGATGGCGAGAGCCCGAGCGATGAGGAGCGGGGCGAGCCGCCGCTAAAGTTGAAGAATTTCTTTCCCTGCCCGCGGCCGCTGATGCTGGTCGAGGACACGGGCAGCTTGTTGCCGATTCCGTTGTACGAGCTGTACCGGGAGCAGGCCGAGGAGTTGGATCGGCTCTCGATGCGCATCAACAAGGTGATCGCCGCGTTGAAGGTCCGCGGCGTGTATGACGCGACGTTGAGCGAGATGGACGGCTTGATGAAGGGCGAGGACAACGATCTGATCGCCGCGAGCCAGGCGCGGGCGTGGATGACCAACGGCGGGCTGGAGAAGGCGATCTGGTGGATGCCGATCGAGCAGAGCGCGAAGGTGCTGCAGCAGCTGTACCTGGCGCGCGATAGCGCGAAGATCGTGGTGTACGAGATCACCGGCATTTCGGACATCCTGCGCGGCGCGACGAACCCGAACGAGACGCTCGGCGCGCAGCAGTTGAAGGCGAACAGCGCGAGCCTGCGGTTGCAGCGCATGCAGCGCGAGGTGCAGCGCTATACGCGCGATGTGGTGCGGCTGATGGGCGAGGTGATCGGCGAGCACTTCAGCCAGGCGACGCTTGCGAAGATGACCGGGCTGCAGTTTCCGAGTGCGGTGATGAAGCAGCAGGTGCAGCTGCAGATGCAGGCGCAACTACCGCCGCCAGGGCCGCAGCAGGGGCCGCAGGGCGCACCAGGGCCGCAAGCCGCACCTACCCCACAGGGGCCGCCGCCCGAGGCCGCCAAGATGCTCGCGATGCCCACCTGGGAGGATATCCTTGCCGTGCTCCGCTCGGATATGGAGCGCGAGTACCGGGTCGATATCGAGACCGACTCGACCATCGCGCAATCGCTGCAGCAGGACATGGAAGGGATGAAGGAGGTTCTTACCGGCATCGTTGAGTTCTGGCAGGGCGTCGGGCCGGCGGTGCAGGCCGGGGCGGTCTCGATCGAGGCGGTGAAGGCGATCACGATGACGATCGTTCGCCGCGCCCGCATGGGCCTCGAGGTCGAGGATGCGCTCGAGAGCGGGCTCGCGCAGCCGAAGGCGCCCGCGGCGCCGGAGGACAACTCGCTGCAGGTCGAGCAGATGAAGCAGCAGGGCGAGCAGGCGAAGCAGGCGCACGAGGCGCAGGTGAAGGTGCTCGAGGCGCAGCACGAGGACCAGGTGAAGGGCGCTGAGTTTCAGGCTAACGCGCAGATGGAGCAGATGAAGCAGCAGGCCGAGGCCGAGCGGGAGAAAGCCAAGCAGGAGCACGAGGCGGCGCTCGAGCAGATGCGGCTTGCGTTCGAGCAGTGGAAGGCCGAGCTTGATGCGCGGACCAAGGTTGAGATCGGCGAGAAGAGCGCGCAGGCGAGCCTGCAGCAGGCGGCGATGGGCCATGAGGCGCAGGCGGAAGAAGGCGACAAGCAGCGCGCGGCGGAGAAGGTGGAGCCCGACAAGCGGCACGCCGAGCTGCTCGATCATCTCAAGTCGATGCGCGAGGAGTCGCAGGCGCCGATCCGGTTTGATCGCGGCCCGGATGGCAAGATCGCCTCGATCAAGAAGGGCGCGCGGCAGATGAAGGTGCTGCGCGACGCGAAGGGGATGACGATCCAGTGACGCACCTGGCGATGCAGCCGATCGAGCGGCCGGAGTACGCGACCGGCCGGGATGTGCTCGCGCTCTCGGGCGTGAACGTATCGGATGAGCACGCGC